CCGCTGGCGTACTACCACCGATAACAGTGCCGTCGATGGTGCCTGCGTTGATGTCTGCTGTAGTGGCGACTAGAGCAGTAGTTGTAACCGCAGCAGGGGTGATAGCACCTATGGTAGTACCGTCGATGGTGCCTGCATTGATGTCTATAGGCCCGGTGATAGTCGTCGCTGTTCCCAGAACTGTCGTAGGGATACCGGCGAGGCCTATATTGCCGATACCCGTTACATCACTTAATAATGCCATAGTCTATATACCTTGTGTGATAGTGCCAGCCAGCTTGTTAGCTAACTCGCTTTCCTTAGTACGGGAGTCACGCTCCCTAGCTACAGCGGAAATGACTTGTGATTCAGCCTGGGCTGATGTGAGCTGTTGTTTCTCTAGTAACTTACCCGCCTCAATGTCTCTCTTAGTCTGGATGTCTTGTACCTTGACGGATAACTCAGCATCTTTACTTTGGAGGGAGGCGAACTGTCGAGAGCCTTCAGCCTTATCCATAAGTTCCATCCTGAGCATCTCCCTGACATGGGTTCTCTCATCGGATATGGATTTCAATTGGATATTGGCATTAGCGATCTGACCATCGAGCTGCAATCGAGCCTGCTCTAGTTCCATCTTAGCTTCGATCTCTTGGCCCTTGAGTTCAGCCTTGCCTTGCTCTAGTTCCAGCTTCATCTGCTCCATCTGTACAGCAGGATCAATTGGTGGGTTCTCAGCTTCTAACTGCTGACGCTGCAATGTCTCCTCCTCAGTCTCCACCATAGTGCCACTGGGGAACTGCATACCGGACTCAATGCGTCTGAGGATGGCTTCAGTCTTAGCGCCAGGTATAGCGCCATTGCCTGTTGCTTGGAGGAACATGAGGAGGTTCTGTGTGTTGACTTCACGTTGCATCAGCACTGAGCTACCTCGGGGTTCAATCGACATAGCACCTTTGACATCATCATCCTTCTCATACTTCATAAACCAATCATAGAGGCCTGTTAAGGCTGACTTAGTGATGTCGTCATCAAAGTCTCTGACCTGCCTACGTCGAGATACTGAAGCATTGTTCTGATATATCTGAGTAGCACCGAGAGTAGCCGGTGCATTGTCTACACCCGCCTGGTTCTTCTCTACCCGTGTGACACCTGAAGTCTTATAGGCGTCTTCTTCGGCTTTCTCTAAGATAGCGAAGAATTGATCGAGGTGGGCGGGGAGGTCATAGACCTCGAATGGCCGAGCATTAGAGCCATCTGGGAGGTTGAAGGTATCACCCTGGTATTCCCATACCTTACCACCTCGGATACTGAAGTCGTTCTTATCGCCATTAGCCGGGGTGAGCTTATTACGCATCATGACGATCTGAGGGACGGCTGAGACACCACCGTGATCGAGTATCATACGCCAGACTGCGTTGTACGTCAGTTGGCTGTTCTCAGTCAGGATAGGTACACCCTTACCGAAGATACTGGTGGGGTCATCGTCCCAGCACCAGACATGAAAGGGTAGCTTATGCTGCTGGGGGGCTACATAGGCCTTCAAGGTGATGCCAGCGCAGTGTATGACACAGGCGAGGACAGTCTTCTGTCCTGATAGGGAGGAGGGGACTTTAACACCAGCCTCAAGTAACTCCTCGACATCAAAGTCAGCCCAGGTCTCCCATAGCTCATAACGCTTAGCATACATCTCGCCATCAACAGCCTTATCCTTGATATAGGCGCGCTCATGGTCTGACTCAGGGCTACTGATTTCTTTCGGAGCCTTAAGTACTAGCCTTGCGACTTGATCGGGGTAGTAGCCACCACCGGATAGCTGAAGGATCTGTCGAGGTAATGCCCAGTTGCGTACATTGACGTAGGCACAGTCATCCACCACCTCAGCAGACATATCGGGGAAGAAGTCGAGGACTGATACCTCACAGAAGGTGGCCTTACGTCCAGCATCAGCCGCCAGGCTCCACTTACCGCCTGTACTCTTCCACTTCTTATCACCCTGGGGATCAACGTATGGACCCTTCAGGATACCTGTACCTGTTCTAGCACCAGAGTCGATGAGGCAGCGCCCGATCTTACCGAATTGGATACGATCTAGGGTGCCATCCATAAGACTAGCCATCCGCTCAACCTTAACGGCTAAGGCGGCTTTACGAGCCTCCCAGGCTTGCATCTGGGTGACAGGCTCACCTGACTCTTGGTTGACTACAGGCTGTCCTGAAGCATCAAGCTCAGGCTCCATACGGAGGCGTAGGGGAGGCTTTGGTGGGGCTATACCATTGATACCGTAATTGTCTTCATCAGTCGGGAACAGCATGTCACCGAGCTGTGAGGCACCATCATTGGTTATCTGTCTCACGATGTTCATGATGACGGAGGAGCCTTCAGTCATTGAGGTACGGGTGCCTTCAAAGTCAGACATCAGATCACCCAGGGCATCCACTGAGGAGGCATTGTAGAGTCTGTACGCTCGCTTTAGCTCCTCAGGTAAGGTTGTGCCGTTACGCATCTGTACCGATTCATCCACGAAGGCCTGAGCGGTTACAGCGAGGGTGTTCAGGGCAGATAGCTTCGCTTTTTCTTCTTTGGAGAGCTTAGGGGAGTCATCCTGCTCATCCTCCGCCCATTCCTCACTGTAAGTTGTTTCACTCATGTTGGTATCCTAGATGTAATTGGTGGCGTCCACGTTCTTGATTGTCTTAACGATAGTCCGAGTTACAAACTCAGTGTGCTTACGCAAGGCATCGTAATCAGGGTGGGCGAATAGACAGAGGTATTGAAGTGCATCATGGGGGTGAGACTCAGCCGACTTACAAGGTAGATCCTTATACTTAGCCTTCCCCATTACCTGCTTACGCTCATACTCATAGGATTGGTTAAAACCCTTCATGAGGAGTTTGCAGCTACGATCAAGCTGGAGCATTGGGAGTTGTGTATTAGTCTTGTTGGTGAGGAAGTACCGGACAGCATTAAGACGTATCTCAATGTGGTTAGTCTGAGCAGGCCTGGTTACGAACCAATCTCGGAAGACACCTACACGCTCATCGTTGAGTACATGGAAGTAGTTACGGCTATCAGCACTGAGGCCATGGGAAGAGAGGCCTGCTGGATCGCCTATGGAGATTATCTTCCAAGGAGTCTCACCTGGAGCCTCTCTGAGGTTGTCCTCAAGCCAAGGCTTAACGTAGTCCTTAGCGAACTCTCTAAGGCCTATGTTGTCAGCGCAGAACTCCTGTAGGACTCTAAGCTGGCCTGATGGCATGACTTGCCCGACTATGCAGCTCTCACCCCCCTTACCCCAGTCCCAGCCTAATATCACTGGGTAGGTAGCCACGGGTGATAGCCCTGTCTTAGCCACATGGTATTCGTGGTCCCATTGGCGCTTGTACACAGCTTTACCTGAGGAGGTGACACCATACTCACCACAGAATAGGACTTTAACCTGCTCCGGGGTCATGGTAGGTACTCGATCAAGGTAATAGGACTTAGCGCCGATACCAAGGTACTTGAAGTTCTCACCCTCAGGATTCAAGGCGTAACCACAGTCACTCTTAGCATCCTTAATGAGTGCTGGAGGCTGTCTGAAGAATTCCCATCCCTTCGGATTTGTCTCCTCAATCTTAGAGACCCAACCTTCATCTTCTGGGGGGTTGGTATCCATAATGAGTGAGACACGGGTGATGGGACTATCGATATCTACGGCTGAGTTAGGGGGAGGATATCGCCCTAGTCGACTAAGGACAGCCGGTACAATCTCAGAGTCCATAGCACCACACTCATTGATGAAGCCTCCGGTTAGCTCTAGTGACTTCAAGTTCTCATAGTCATCTGGCTTAGCCACGGCCATGAAGATGAACTCAGCATTCATGCGTGTACCGTCAGCCATCAGATCAGTCCACCGGATACGCATGGGGGCGCTCTGGGTGTACCGTCGTGTAGTCTTGTTAGGCTTGAGCCAGAGCTTAAAGCTGGCATAGGTGGTTTCAAGGAGTTGGGGGTAGGTCTCACGGACTACTACCCACTTAGAGCTACGCTCATTGTTCTGATCTACTTTCTGTAACATCGCCATCTTCAGCAGCTCAACAATCATCATCGTAGACTTACCACTCCCTACGTTGCCCAGGACTAGCCTGATGTCAGCATTGGAGTTATGGAAGTCTACGCCGGTGGTTGAGGGGATATAGCCTATGGCTTTAGTATCCTTCATTAGTGTTGAGTCAACTTATCAATCTCATCAGAGGTATCCTGTACAGAGCCAAGCTCAATAACGGTATCTGCTGGTTTGATATAGGTGCCATTCTGGATCTCACCGAAGTTGAAGACGATAGGTGTATCGTTATCCTTCTCCTCCTGATCCCACATCATGAGCTTAGCAAGCATAGTGGTAGCCCTGTGCTGGCCCATGGTATCCCAGCCATAGGAGCCATCGCGGCCTCTCTGGATGAACACTAAGGCACAGTGGAACCGAGGCTCTACATCAGCGAAGTCTTTTGGCATGAGGGAAGGCTTGTTAACGATATCCCCCTTACCATTCTCATAGACCTTAACCCAATTATAGACATCAAAGGGTGAAGCCAATGATTGATTCAATAGGCGTACACAGAGTGCAGCCTTGGAGCTATCAATCTGCTCAATCTGCTTACCCATGTACTCATCCATTGCCTTCAGGATCTTGGGGTTGTGGGTGAGCTTGTAAATCATCTCCTTACGCTTCTCGGGGATCTTGTTCTTATAACCGGCGGTATCATGTGCAGTAGCAGCATCAAAGCATTGACAGTATGCAAGGACGAAGGCCCGGTGCATTACAGGGAGGGAATCAAATACCGGCGTATTGAATCTGTCC